CTACTGATTGAATAGGTTCGATAGGAAGATTAGTGTTCACACCCTGTACTGCTGTTGGATTGTAATTTTGATTCAAATTTTTATATGCCATTTATACCGCCGAGTTACTGTATGTAGTCACAACACCATCGTCATCGGTGTAAGTTTCTGTAACAGTGTCACCGTCTTGTGTGATGACATAACTGCTGAGATCATTGTTTGCTATTGTGTTTATTTCAGCAATCTGATTCACAGGTAATAGTAAGGCTACTTGTCCTGTCTGTGCAAGATCTTTTGCTTTGCCAAGTGCTTTTGCACGATATTCTGCTTTGACAGAATCTCCCAATAGTTCATAATTTTCTTTGACTGTGTTTACATCATCCGAGTCTTGATGTTCACTGCGATAAACGTAGTCTCTTGCCAACCCATCTAGTGCCACAAAGTTGTTTTTGAAGTATTCTTGTGTCTCTTCTGGCGTTAACAATCTAGTATCGTTATCAGTTACTGCATAGGTATTGGTTTCAATGGCATCTACAGCAGTCAGTGACGGAGAGTTTGCATTGGGCAATTCTTCATCAACACGATAGTTTGCTTTGATGTCTTCTTGCAACACAGCATCCACTTTTGTTTTTCTTTGTTTCCTAGGAAATACCACACCAGGAGAACTTGATCCGCCTATGTTTGTGGTTCTCACTCCTTGCACTCCACGTTTGATAATGCCTTGTATTTCTTCACCTGACCCTGCACTGTATCCACCTGTCCTATAATTCCTATACACATTAATTGCCTCCAGTATGCCTGCTGGATTTCCTGATGCAAGATTGCCTATTGCGGATAATCCGCCCTCTACCAATCCACCTGTGCCGAATATGGATGATGTGCCACCTCCTGCGATGGTCAATGGTGATGGTGAATTGTCATAATGCAGTGTGGTGAATCCGGATGGACCTGCACCACCCACTGTGCCTTGACTGATCAGCACTGCTTCATATGCCACACTCATGGTATGTCCTAGTGTGCCATCTTGTTTTTGTCCAACTGTGTCATGTGCAAATTGGGTAATTGTTGGTAATATTAGTGTGTAGTTTGTGAATCTACGTTTGTTTATTGTGAACAGTTGTATGTCACGCAAGAACGGCATGGTTTGATCATTGTCAAATCCCCAACGGGCAGTGAATTCTTCTTTGTATCTCGCCATTGGGTCAAACTGAACACCTTGATACTTGGAATCTCTGTAGTAATACTTGTAATAATCGTTGAAAAATCCAACGACAACATCTGAGTTGTCATCATGGAATTGTATTTGCACAGGATCATATGTGATCTGTGTTTGCTTCTGTGTTTTTCTATTGTATTGATTCTGTGTTTCTACATTAAAATTGTAACTAGGTAATTGTGCTTCTTTTACAAGTTGTCCAAGTTCTAATTGATTTGAACTTGATCCGAATCCAGCGGCACCTGCCATCTTATTGATAACAACATAATACAGCCAAGGTCTTTTTGGCTCCAATCTGTGACGACCATCAATATACAGTCGTGACGCATGAGCAAAATCCTTGAGCATTTGGTTAGGATTAAGTGCTTGTAGGAAGTTATTAACGAAGTGGGCCATCCAGCCTCCTCAATTAAACTGATTGAGTAGACCCGCCCCCAGTTACTAGTGTACCTAATGTTCTTGCAACCGCTGTGCCTATACCAGTTCCTTTTGGTGCCTGTATCGCATTGTCGTATCTAACTGACAATGTGATTGTAGCAGGATCTGATGTAGCATAAGCCACTGTGTTGTAGTTAATATTCTGTACATAAGCACCATACAGTTCCCATGTTTCTAACACTGTAACTGCGTTGGCACCGTTACCACCATCAAGCATTTCAATTCTGCCTGTGAATTTGTAATCAGTACCACTTGATGCTGAACTTTGTTCGAAGAAATCAAATTGTTTCTGTATCTGTTCACCACATAACTTAGAAACTGAGTTGTTCACATCGTCTCTTAGGTTAATTGTAATTGGTTCCCAAGTGTGTTTACCTGCAAGATAAACTCTTGAGTTGTAAACATCTAAAATTGTTTCATCAAATGTTAGGCTTGGTCTTGTCACATCAATCACTTGTTTTGTGATTTCAGTTCTAGGAGTTGATACTCCAAAGTTTTCCAATATCAGTCTAAATCTGTATTGAAGTTTTGGCATCAATAGCCCCTGGTTTGACGCTGATTGATCACTTGCCAAAGGTACTGTAAATTTACTTAAAGTTGCTACTGACATATCTTCTCCTTTTTTATATTTATAGTGTTTATACTATAATTTTATGTTTATACCTTTCCTAGCCTTTATAGTCCTAGTTTGTCTATTTCGCCTGTGTTCTTAAGTCTGATCGGAATGAATATAAATTCAACTGACTTAACAGGTTCAATAGCAATATCAACATGTAACTCGTTTCTATCAATTCTGCTTGGTGTGTTGTTTGTTGCGTCACATACCACAGCAAAGTCGTATAGTCCTCTTTGTCCTTGGACTTCTAGCAAGAATGACTCAACTGCTTGTTTGATTTCATTTCTTGTTAGTTCATCATTTGGTTCAAAGATAAACGGTTGTGCTAACTTGTCTAATTGAGTTCTTAGGAACACTGTTAATCTAGCAACATTGACTCTGTCTAATGCACTTGTGCCGCTGTGTCTAGTTTTTTGTCCGTATATTGTTAATCCTGCTCCTGTTAAGAACGTGATTGGATTTACTCTATTTGACTGTAAAGTGTCTCTAATACCTGAACTTACTGCAATCACTTGTTTTTCACCTGTTGATGCTTTGATATAACCCACTGAAGTAGCATTGTCTACCACTCCACGTCTTATACCTGCTGGTGCAAACCAAGGAAAAGCAACGTCATCGTTCACTGCTAATGATCTCAGTACCATGTGACTCGGTGGAACAAACACGTCGTTGCCTGCCAAGTCTGATGTAGTACCCCATGGATAGTAAACTGCTGTGAATGAATCACTTGTTACTAGTCCATCTTCATCGTTACTTACTGAACTGTTGGCGTTAGTCGCCCAGTTGCTGATTGCTGTTGAAGTGTTTTCTAATCTTGCCGGAGAATCGCCAACAACAAATGCTGTGTCGCCTCTGTCTCCTGAAAGAGTTACTAGTTCGTCTATCAACTCAACATAACCTGGAGCCGCTAGTACGTTGAACTCTCTTTGTTCTTCACGTAATTGTGTGTTTGAACTCACTGCAGATTGTAAACCTTTAACAACGATTCTTCTCTGTGCCTTACGACCCATGTATGGAGAACCGTTCGATTTGTTTCCACTTGCTGTCACCCACGCATCTGCTTCTGCAGGAAGTGTTGGGTAATCATCTGTGCTACCAAAGTTTGTTCTAGTGAAGTAATTTTTTCTGAATTGCTTCACATTGTAACCTGATCTTCTTGTGTTGAACAACAACATGCCTTTTGGATAAAGTGCCGGATCCGGTTTGTCTATGTCTAGGTTATCACTTGTCAACAATGATTTGATTGTTGGTGGAGTTTTTGTAATAACGTTGCTGTCTGAATCTAAATGGAATCTTGCATCCGCAAATAGTATTCCATCTTCTGACACTTGGTCAGTGTTGTCGATAGCAACCCATTTCGCTCCATCAGTTTTTGAACTATCATATCTGTAAAGTTTTGGATAGTTTTCAAGATCACTTGAGTCTAACCAAATGTCACCATCCACAAGTGCTGTTCCATCTGACTGACCATCTGTTGCCCCTGGCTCAGTTGCTGAAACAATTACACCGTCCGGTGAAGTGTTTGATAAGTTGAATGCTCTAGCATCTGAAGTTACATTTTTGTAACCTCTCCATGTGCTACCATCATGTACCATGATGTCAACTTCACTTGCACTTGAAGAGTACCAGTAAGTTAAATCACTTGGGTCTGCTGTTGGAGCCGACGCTGATGCTTCGTAAACCAATGTACCCCAGTTTGATGCCAAAACTTCATCTGAACCAAAAGCACCCGCTGGTATTGTGTAAAGGTTTGCAACCTTTGTACCAGTGGTGTCTATCGCTGATGCGTATGTAGAAGCATTTGAACTTCCAAATCCTGCGTCTGCAACAGGTGTACCATTTGTGTCGTTCATTCTAAAGTCACCACCATCACTGTGTGTCATTGTGATTGTGTCTGATGTTCTGTCATAACTTGCACTGACGTACTGCATTCCTGCCGCCGCCACTGCCGCAACAAAATCATCTGCTGATGTGCCGCCTAGTGTGACAGTTGTAGTTGGACCAAATGTGCCATACTTTG